GAGCGCGCCGGTCTGGCGCGCGCGCATGGCGTCCGCGATCTGCTGTTCGTTGCCCAGTGTCGCTTTCTTGGCGGCAACTTGCGCGTCGGTCTGCGCCCCGGTGGCCGCAAGCCGCTGCGTAAAGCCTTCGTTCTGCGCCCGCTGTGTCTCGATGTTCTGCTGCTTGAGCGCATTGGCGGCGTCTTTCGACGCGCCAGCGGATTGCGCCGCGCCATAGATCGATGCACCCGCCGCGACCGCACCAAGAGCCAAAAGGAAAGTACACATGCCTTAAATCCTTTCTACGCCTGACCGAAGCCCGCCGATTTGCTGCCCGTGGGGTTTGTCCCCGACAAGCCGCCTTTCCAGGCGTTGAGCGCCTGTTGCGCCTGGACGCCGCCGATATAGTTGCCCGCCGTGTTGAACGCGCCCGAGAAGATATTCCCCAACGTGCTGACCGTCGGCACGGCCTTGAGGGACGAAACAACGTCCCCGGCATTGGTGGCGATCCCGGAAATTTGCTGGTTCTGCGTATTCAGCGCGGCGTTGACATCGCCCAGGCTGGACGTGGCAATCGGCGGGCCGACGGACTGCGCTTGCGCCACTTGTCCCAGCAAGCCTTGCTTGGCGTTGCCGACATTGGTCTTGAGTTGTCCCGCCGCGCCCTGCGCCTTGGCGATCTCATCGGCAAGGGTGCGGCCCTGCGTCTCGTCCAAAAGTCCGGTGGAGTTGGCAAGCTGCTGGCTGTCGGACAAACCCTGCCGGGACAAGCCGAACAGCATTTGCTTGTCCGCCAATTTGCGCTGATAGCCAAGTTGGTCTTCCACCTGGGACATATAATCCTTGGTGTACTGCTGGAAATACTCCGGCGAAAACTGCCCGAACGCATCGTTGATCCGCGCCGAGGCGTCGGCCATCGCTTTGGTCTGGCCCGCGTTGTAGGTGGACTGGCGCAACGCCTGGTCCGTGACCGCCTGTTGCTGGCGGTCCTGTATCGCTTGCTGCGCGTCAAGCTGCTTTTGGTTGAAATCGTTTTGCTGCTGGACAATGTCCTTCTGCGCCGCGATCTGTTTGTCCGCGATCTGCTGCTGCGCATAAATCTGATAGTCACCCGAAGTTGTGATGCCCCGGTTGATAGCGTCTTGCGACAAGCCCTTGTCGGCTATGACGAGATATCCGTCACCCCGTTGATACGCGGTCTTGCCGGTGCGGTTCGCGTCGTCCAGCGCATACTGGCGCTGCAACTGCTGTGTGTGCGTCAGGGTTCGCGGGTCCGCCGTCAGAATGCCCATCGGCGGCGGCGGTACTGCGTTGTTCGCCTGTTCCGCCGACATCCCTGCGAGATTGGGTGCCAATCCTGTCTGCCCCTGCGCCGTGTAATATGCTCCTGCGCCCATCGTCGAGCCTCCATACATAAAGGATGAAATCTTCGCGTTCGCGACCGTAGTGGTGAAGCAGCGTTTCGATTTCGCCGCCCAGTGCTTCAATCAGTTTGCGGCTGTTGGTGGCGGACGCGAGCGCATAGCACTCCATCCGATGCACATTCGCCGCGACCAAGCGCGGGATCAGCCATTTGCGCACCCACGGCATGAGATACTTGATTGCCGACGCCCATTGCCGCGTCCCGAACGCGCCAATCAAAACCACGCCGGGGCGCAAGAACGTGACGCCGCAAATCGTGACGGGCTTGCCGTCTTTCTCCCACACCCGCCACATCGGCCCCGCCATGCGGGCCATGTCGTTGATCAGCGGGCCGGTATCGTTGTCCCAGCGCAGCGCCATGATCTCCTTGAAATCGCGCTCGCGCATGTTCTCCACGATGTAGCGGATATTCTGCGCCGTCGCTTCCACTTCCCGGATGGTCATCCTGACCCTCCTTTGGTGGCGGCTTCTTCGATGTTGAGATGGATCGCGGCCAGGATCGCCGGGCCCACGGACTGATTGATCATGCGCACGCCAATGTGCGAGCCCTTGCCCGCGCACGGGATTGTTGCCAACCCATAAGTGTTGTCCTGGACGTTGGCGATCAGCTCGAAGAGATCGGTGCGGTTTGGCAGCAAACCGATTTCAATCGACCATGCCCCGACACACATCACGTCCACGGCGGTAATGCGCTTCTGTTCGGTGGAGGCGGTGGCGTGCATGTGCGGCGTGATCACCGTCACCTTGCAGTTGTCATAGGTCTTGCCATCGACGCCGCCGTAGAGACGGAGATTGCCGTTTGCGTCGAGCAGATAAACCCGGTCTTCGCAGACAAGCAGATTTTTGGCGGTGTAGCCCAGGACGAAGGTGGACCAAGCCGTGATACTGGCGGCGGGATAGTAGGACAAGACATAAACGATGCCGTTGATATGCAGCCAGTAGCGTCCCTGGATCGGCTGCACGACGGCAATCGCCGGGTGCGCTTGTCCTGGTGCTTGGCGGATCAAGTCCACCAGGAGCGGGTCAATCGCAGAACCGACATCCGACACCGCCGCCGCGAGATTGATGTTCATCGCCTTAAGGCTGCGCACGCCGCTGTTCGACAAGAACAGGACATCGCCCGTGCCGAATTGCAGCATGCTATGCGGCGCGATCACACCGGAGCGCAGCATTTGTCCCAACGTGTCGAGGGACGGATCGGGGTCGAGCGTCCACACTTGCGTCAACAGCGGCGCGCTGACCGCCATCTGATTGTAATAGACCTCCATGCTAAGAAGGTTTTCACCGTCGGGATCGTTGATCGCCATATTGATAAATCCCGCGCCCGGGTTCGTGGTGGACGACGGATCATTGATCGCCGGATTGTTGACGCCGGAAAAGCGCAGCCGCTTGCCGTCGATGCGGTACATCTTGGTCTTGTAGGTACGGGCGAAGGTGCCATGCGACTGGCTGCCGTCGGCTTCCAGGACAAGAAGGTCCTTGTACCAGACATAGGTCGTCCCGGATGCGGCGATGCCGATAACATAGAAATTGCCGTCGAACGCTTCGACATCGATAATTTCGACAATCTGTTCCGGCGCAGCCGCCAGCGCATGCGGGACAATCGGATGCGGCGACGTGTTGGCCGGGATCACCGGAGCCGCGCCGACACCAAAGACGTGTATCTGTCCCGCTTGCCCGAAGGCGTAGGGCGGCGGCACCGTCGCCATGTTCAAGGTTGCGACCGTGACCAGGGCGAAACGCTTCTCGATTTCACCGCCAGAATTGACATAGGCATTTTCCAGGACGCGCAGCGTGCCGCCCGGCGCAGTCAACGTCGTCTTGCGGACATCGAGCCCGCCGTTAAAATTGTTGACCGAGAAGACTTTCGGCAATGTCGCCCCCTATCGACCGGGGCCGCTGCCATATCCCGGCGGGATATAGTCGAGGCCCAAGGTGGGACCGCCGCCCCGGGACTGCGCATCACCGCCGCCGCCGCCGATAGCTTCGGGACGCCGCTTGTGGCTGTCACGCCGGACACGGTGACGCCGCATCGCCTCATTGGCTTTTTGCAGCTTGATCGCGGCGTCCTTGGCGTTGTCCCGCTGGAGGATTTCGACCGCGCTAAACAGCACGATCAAGTTGGGCGGCAGCGTCGAATAGTCAGCATCGTTGGCCATTTTCTTGACGGTCTTTGTCCCGCGCAGCCGGACGAGCGCATTGTTGGCCTGGGCGGTGCTGTCCGGGACAGGCCAAAGCTCGAACGTGTTGTCATCGGTGTGGTGCATCCAGCGCCGCGTCGGCCACGACTTGAAGCCGTTGTCGCTGTTCCACAGGACAAATTGCGCCGGGCCGATGCCATAGGACAGTTCGGCATAGACCGTATTGATCAGCACCCAAATCTTGTTGATGTCGTCGAACGCCAAATCGACCGGATACGGATAATAGCGTTGGCCGTCAGCCAAAGGGACATCACGATCAACGATGAGATCGGGCCAGTCATAATCGCGATAGAGATCAAGCTGGGTGCGATTGAGGTAATAGAGCAGCGTGTCACGGTCGTTTATGCCATGGGCAACATTGGTCGAGTGGCCGACTTCCGCCCGCAAGTCGGTCAACATATCGCGAAGCTGGAGCTTCTCGGCCATGGCCTACCCCTTCGGTCGGTCGTGTTCGTTTTCGCCTTTGCGCTTCTGTCGTCCCGCCACATCGGGAAGATGCGACGGCGTTGCCCTGGCTTGGCGTCCTTGTCCCTTAAAGCTTGTCCTGCCCTGCGGCTGGTCCTGGACGCGGGGACGGTCGTCCCGTGGGGACAACAGGCTTTCATCGACACCCGGGTCCTCGTCGTCCTCGTCGTAGGGTTTTGGATTATCGAAGCCCGGCATGTCGTCGCCGTCGTCTGCCGCCGCCGGATCGGCCAAGGTGTACTGATCGAGCGGGCGCAGGATGGGATCGGGGCTGTCGGGCACGGTCGGCTTCGGCTTGAAAACCGGCAAGGTGCAAGGCGGGATCGTGCGGTCCATGGTGGGAAGCCGTGGCCGGTTTCCAGGAAAAACCTTTGCCACTTCTTCCGCGTTGTAGATAACCCGAAGCCGCGTAAGCGCTTCTTCCTGGGACATCTCGCATGTGCCAAGCACATGGACATCGGTCACAGCATCCTCGCCGTGCAGGAATTGAATAACCATCAACTCCGGGAACAGGATCGGATTTGTGCGACCACGGACAACGACATTATCGTTGTCTCCGCCCAATGCGACAGAACATCTGAGAAGTTGAAAAAGCGCCATGGCGACCTCCGGGGTTAAGTGATTTGCACAACGAGAGCGG